AATCTTTTGAAAAAGGTAAAGAAATTTTTATTGTAACTGATGATGAAAGGGTTGCAATGCCTGTAGGCGAATATCTACTTGAAGATGGTAGGTTAGTAGTTGTACAAGAAGAAGGAATTATTGCTGATGTTAGGGAAGTATCTGATGAAGTTCCTGCAAAAGAAACTGCAGAAGGTGAAGAAATTACATCTGATTTAGCTGAAGAAGAAAAAGAAAAAGACAGCTATGAAGAAGAAGAAAAAGAAGAAGAAAAAATGGCAGATGTAGCTGATTGGGAAGGAATGGAAAAAAGAATCCAAAACCTTGAAGATGCTATTGCTGATCTAAAAGCAGATAAAGTAGAAGCATCTGTTAAGCCTAAATCAAGAACTGTAAAAGAAGAATTTTCTGAAGCAGCAGCAAAGCCAATTAAACACAATCCTGAAAGCAAATCTGCACCTACTAGAGTATATGCAGAAAGTAAGGTGAAAACTACTTTAGATAGAGTATTAACAAAATTAAGTAAAAATTAAATTAAAATAATATGCCAACGTATAACTATTTATCAAATGACATTAGCTACAATCAAGTAGCACAAAAAACAGTTACAGCAACAGGTGATATTCCTGAACAAGATGCATCACAAGATATTAATTGTGCAACTGATGGTTTAACATTAGGACTTCCTTTAATTACTTCAGGTAATTTAGGAATGACTGTTACATTCAGAAACACAGGTGCAGATGCTAACAATACAGTTGTGGTTTCACCAAAAGCTACAAATAGAATTGTAGGAAGCATTGTAAAAGCATCTTCTGTATTTACAGCTAGTGGTGCATTAGACAAAGATTGCATCAACACAAAAGCAACATCTAAAAAAGGTGATTATGTAACTTTAAGAGCAGTAACCTTAACTGATTGGTACATCATTGGTGGTGTAGGAATTTGGGCATCTGAATCATAATATTAATTTATAAAAAAACAAGAAATGAGTAATTTAAGAAAAACTAATCTAGGTACTGCAGTTGCAATTACTACTACGTATGCAGGCGAATTCGCAGGTGAATATATTGCTGCGGCTTTACTTTCTGCATCAACTATTGATGATGGTGGTTTAACTGTTAAGCCTAATATTGCATATAAAGAAGTAATCAAAAAACTTGCTACAGGTTCTTTAGTAAGTCCTGCAGGATGTGATTTTGATCCTAATTCATCAGTTACTTTAACTGAAAGAATTATACAGCCTACTGAACTACAAGTAAATCTACAATTGTGTAAAAAAGATTTCGTGAACGATTGGGAAGCACAATCTATGGGTTATGGAATGGCACAAACTTTACCACCAAAATTTAGTGACTTTATGATTGCACACGTTGCAGCAGAAGTTGCACAATCAACTGAATTTAACATTTGGCAAGGTGATACAACAGCAGCAGTTCATAATTCATATGATGGATTTGAAAAACTAATTGCAGCAGCAGCAGCAGCAGGGGATATTCCTGCAGGGCAACAAGTAGCAGCAGTTGGTGGTGGATTATCTGCAGCCAATATTATAGCTGAACTTTCAAAAGTTGTTGATGCTATACCTTCAGCACTTTATGGTAAAGAAGATTTGTTTATTTACATTCCTTCAAGTGCAGCTAAATTTTATGTTCAAGCCTTAGGAGGATTTGCAGCAAATGGTTTAGGTGCTAATGGTACAAATGCACAAGGAACACAATGGTGGAACAATGGTTCACTTACTGTGAATGGTGTAAAACTCTTTGTATGTCCAGGAATTTCTAATAACAAAATGTATGCTGCACAAAGAAGCAACCTATATTTCGGAACAGGATTACTAAACAATATGCAAGAGGTTCGTGTTTTAGATATGCAAGATTTGGACGGAAGTAACAATGTTAGAATGGTAATGCGTTTCACAGCAGGAGTTCAATTCGGAGTGGCTTCTGACATAGTAGAATATGCTTAATTAATAATCATCTAAAGGGGATTGACATTGTTTGATCCCCAATAGAATAAAACATATAATCGGATGGCTTGTACATTGAATACAGGACGTAAAGTCCCTTGTAAATCAGCATTTGGCGGCATTAAAAGTGTTTTCTTTGCAGATTTTGCAGCATCAGCAACAACAGGTATTACTGCTGTTACAATAGATAATACCACAAAAGAAGCAACCATTACAAATGGTTCACCTGCACCGACTTGGTTTGAATATGATGTAAAAGGTAATTCTAGTTTAGAAACTACAGTAACAAGTAGTCGTGAAAATGGAACAACTTTTTATACACAAACTTTAAATCTTACATTAACCTATTTAGATGCTAAAACACAAGCAGAATTGCAAACTTTAGCAGTAGGTAGACCTTACATAATTGTTCAGGATTACTATGGAAATCACTTCTTATGTGGTTTTGAAAACGGAATGGAATGTACAGGTGGAACAGTAGTAACAGGAGCGGCTGCAGGCGATTTGAGCGGCTTTACTTTAGTATTTGAAGGTATGGAAGAAACTGCACCTTATTTCTTGGCAGCAGCATCAGTTCCAACACCAAGTGCTACACAAGTAGATCCAACTGCTTAATACAATTAACCAAAATAAAAATCAAGCATCCTATATGGGTGCTTTTTTTTTGCTTAAATCTTTTACAAATTTAAATTAATTCTACGTTATATAAGTAATGATTGTATTAACCACTTCAGCACAAGAACAACAGTTATCTGTAATCCCTAGAGATTATACAGATACATTTACTTTTGATATTAGGGATGATTCAACTAATGTTACAGTTAAATACAATGTAACTAATGCAGTTACAGTAGGCAACTATTTAAACTTTGGTATTGTTTTTTCGCCTATCTTAGTGGAAAATCATTTTTATGATTTATCAATGTATATTGATTACAATTATTGGAATACTAATAATAGTTTTTGGAATTTATATGATATACTTTGGGAATTAGATTCTAATTATAAAGAAGAAGTTTACAAAGATAGAATATTCTGTACAGATCAGGATATTGACCAATTAAATGACAATGATTATTACCAATTAAATAAAGGTCAATATATCACATATAATGGTAATGATAACACATATTTAGTAATATGAGAAAAAGAGATAATAAAGGTAGGTTTGTAACAAATAAAAAAGCAGGTCAATATGGATTTGTAAATTTGGCAGCCTATACAAGTCCTGAAATTAAAGAAGTAAAAGGTAAACAATGGATTGAATACGGTGAAGATAATAATTACTTTCAATATTTAATTGATAGATATAATACTTCACCTACTAATAATGCAGCTATAAATGGGGTATCACAAGCCATTTATGGTAAAGGATTAAATGCTTTAGATTCTAGTACAAAACCTAATGAATATGCACAAATGGTTTCTTTATTTAAAAAAGAAATGGTTAGAAAGTTGTGTTATGATTTAAAATTAATGGGACAATGTGCTGTTCAAGTTATTTATACAAAAGATAGAAAAAAGATAGCACAATTAGAACATTTTCCTGTTGAAACATTAAGAGCAGAAAAAATGAATGATGAAGGCATTGTTCCTGCTTATTATTATTGGAAGGATTGGGAAACTATTAGAATGGGTGATGAACCCCTTAGAATACCCGCTTTTGGCACTTCTAAAGAAGCTATAGAAATATATTATATAAGACCATACAAGCCTTCATTTTACTATTATAGTCCTGTTGATTATCAGGGATGTTTACAATACGCTGAACTCGAATCAGAAATTAGTAACTATCACATAAATAACATCAAATCAGGTCTTAGTCCTACAATGATGATTTCGTTTAATAACGGAATACCAAATCAACAAGAAAGGCAATTACTAGAAAGTAAGATTGCACAGAAATTTACAGGAAGTTCTAACGCAGGGAAATTCATACTTGCATTTAACGATTCAAAAGAACAAGAAGCAACATTAACCCCTGTACAATTAAGTGATGCACATAATCAATATCAGTTTTTATCTGACGAAAGCAGCAATAAAATACTTGTAGGTCATAGAATTGTTAGTCCATTTTTATTAGGAATAAGAACAGCAACAGGTTTTTCAAGTAATGCAGATGAAATCAAAAATGCATCCATACTGATGGATAATTCAGTTATTCGACCATTTCAAGAATTGTTGATTGATTGTTTTGACCATTTACTAGCATACAATGATATTGCTTTAAAGCTATATTTTACAACATTACAACCATTAGAATTTACTGATGTAGATACTTCAATACAAAGTAAAGAAGAAATTGAAGAAGAAACAGGGGTTGAAATGTCTAAGGTTGAATTAGATAAAGTAATTGATGGTAAACAAGCCTATGACACTAAAGAAGAAGCTATTGCAATAGCAGAAGCAAATGGTTGTGGTGGTTATCACGAACACGAAGTAGAAGGGGTGACATATTATATGCCTTGTGAGGATCACGATACAGCATTAAAAAAACCTTGTTGGGATGGCTATGAACAATATGGAACTAAAATAAAAGATGGTAAAGAAGTACCTAATTGTGTTAAAATGGCTACTACATTATCAAAAGAAGAAGAATTTAATGTAATTGGTTCATTACAAGAAAGTGCAAAAGCTATGGGTGATGAATGGGTTGTAGTAGATGAAGCTGATGCAGATCATCCTTATAGTAATGAAGATTGGGCAAACTATTTAATTAAAGAAAAACCAAAAAGCATATTATCTAGAATCAGAAAGGCAGTTAGTTTAGTAGGTGCAACTGATTATAATGTTGGTAGTGTAAATAATGGTAGTGAACCAAGTAGATTGGATTCAAAAAATGGCTTATACAAGATTAGGTATAAATATGCTAGGGGTATGTCAGGTGATCCATCTAAATCTAGGGGATTCTGTAAAAAAATGATGCAACTTACACAACTAGGTGTTGTATGGAGAATTGAAGATATAGATAATGCAAGTTATGCTGCAGATGTTAATGTACAATTTAGACATAAACCTAGTTTACGTTATGATATTTTTACTTTAAAAGGCGGTATATATTGCCAACATAAATGGGTTAAAGTTTTATATAGATTAGCTAGTAATACAGAAGTATCTGATAATTTAGGTAATTACAATAAAACAAGAACAATCCCAAACAGCTATATTAAAAATCCTGTAGGAAGCAAAAAGGCTGCTATACCAACAGATAAACAATCAGGAAGGGGAAAATATCCAAGTTAAAAAATAAGATATGCCAACAACATTATTTATAAATAGAACAGATTTAGTTAGAAATTCCATACTCGATGGAAATATTAATACGGATAAATTTTTACAGTTTATAAAAATCGCCCAAGTTATTGATATTCAGCAACTTATGGGAACAAAATTATATGATGGATTGACTGCAGCAATACCTAACATTGATACACCTGCTAATGCAAGGTGGAAAACATTGCTAGATGATTATATTGTAGATATGTTAATTTGGTATGCACAGGTCAATTATCTACCTTTTGCGGCTTATCAAGTTAAAAATGGCGGTGTATTTAAACATAGATCAGAAAATAGTGAAACAGTTAGTAAAGGTGAAATAGATTTTTTAGTTGAAAAAGCTAGAACTAATGCTGAATGGTATTCTAGAAGATTTATTGATTTTATGACATTTAATCAAACTACATATCCTGAATATAATTCAAATGTAAATGATGATATATATCCAAGTTATGATTCAACATTTAATGGTTGGGTATTATGAAGCTAAATCAGAAGTTAAAATATAAACTTGAAGAAAGGAAAAGTAAAAAAGAACAAAAGCTAAAAAGCTATTTGAAAAAAGCATTAAAAATAAAAACAATATAAAATGGCAACATTATTTAATACTAAAATATCAGCTACATATGAAGGTTTAATTAAAACCATTGATAATGCAGCTATTGGTGCAGCATTAAGAGAATTAACAGATGGTAAAGGACAGCAAACAGGCTTGTTTTTAAACACAGCAGGTGATTTTAAAGTATCTGCTATATTAGAATGGGGTTCATTAAAAGATACAGGAACTAATATAACAGTTACAAAGTTTGTTAATCAAGCTGATGGTATAGCTAATAATAATAATGATACTACATTACCTACAAGTGCTGCAGTTAAACACTATGTTGATACTAAATTTGCAGTTACTGATACTTTAAGTGAAGTATTGGGTTTTGGTAATACTACAGGTGGTACTGATATATCTGTTACATCAGGTGATGATATCAAATTTCATAACAATAGTAAAGCTATTTTTGGTGTAAATTCTGAGTTTCAAATATTATATTCAAATTCTAATTCATATATACAAAATTTTGCAACTAATTTAATTCTAGAATCTGCATCAACAATTATTAAAAATTCAGGTGCAACTGAAACATTGGCTGAATTTACAACTAATGGTTCTGTTGATTTATATTATGACAATTCAAAAAAGTTTGAAACTACTACTGCAGGTGTTACTATAACAGGTTCTGCTACTATTTCAACAATTGCTAATTCTGTACAAAACAATAATAAATATTTAGTATCTGAATCAGGTGTAATAAAATACAGAACAAATGCAGAAGTTTTAGCTGATATTGGTGCAGGAACAGGTACAATGTCAAGTTTTAAAATTAGTGATAATGCATCAGGAACAAGTCCTGAAACTATTGCACAAGGTGATACAGTAAATATCGCATCATCAACAGGTATATCTACAACAAGAACATCTAAAACAATAACAGTTGAAAATACTGATAGGGGTTCACAACAAAATGTATTCAAAAACTTCTTAGTACCGGGTCAAACCACATTAACTGCATCTAACAATAATGATAGTATTACATTTGCAAATGGTGGTAATGTTACATTAACAACACAAGCAGGTAATATAATAGGAATTGCTGTTCCAAACAATACTAATTACTTTGTTACAGGTGGTTCTTTTAATACAGGTAATGGTGAATTAACACTTACAGGTAATAATGCATCAGTTGGTGCTGTAGTGGACTTAGATGGTCGTTATGCACTTAATACTGCACTTGCAGGGTATTTACCTTTAACAGCAGGAAGTACAAAAGCATTAACAGGTTCATTATATTTAAATGATTATGTTGTTCACAATGGTGATGCTAATACATTTTTTGGCTTTTCAGGTACTGATACAATTACATTCCAAACTAATGGTAATGAACAATTATTAATAGATCAAAATAGTGTTTATTTAAAATATCAAGGTGCAACAAAATTATCTACACAATCAAATGGTATAAAAATAGGTGGTGGAATTTTAGATGTAAATGATCAATTAGGAACATCAGGTCAATTACTTTCTAGTACAGGTACTGCATTAGATTGGATTGATGCACCATCAGGTGCTTCAGTAGGTGGTTCTGATACACAAATACAATACAATAATGGCGGTGCTTTTGGTGGTGTTACAGGTTTTACTTTTGATGATGTAAATAATAGATTATATTTAGATACAACAAGGGTTGTAATAGGTGGTTCATCAAGTTTTCAAAATGGACTTACTGTAAATGATGCTGCTGAATTTAGAAGTGTAGTTGAATTTGCTGATGGTACTGCAGCAGCACCAAGTATTACTTTCTTTAATACAGGTGATGATAATACAGGTATTTTTAGGGTTGCTAGTGATACTATAGGTATTTCTACAGCAGGTACTGAAAGGCTTAGAATTAATGCAAGTGGTGCTTTTGGTTTGTCAGGTGCTAATTATGGTTCAGCAGGACAAGTTTTAACATCAAATGGTAGTTCTTCTGCACCGACTTGGCAATCAGCAGCAGGTGGTTCTATTGGTGGTTCAGGAACAGCTAATACAGTACCTATTTTTACAGCAGGTACTACATTAGGTGATTCAAGAATTACACAACCTAATTCCTATCAAACAGTAATATCAGCATCAGGTGGTATGACATTAGATGTAAAAGCTAATGATGGTAATGAACCTGCAATAAGGTTATTAAATTCTAGTAATCAAGGTTGGTATATGCGTTTAGATTCAGGGCCGACTTTTGCAATTAAAAATGTTGGTGGTAATGTTTCAGCATTTACTGTTGATTCAAGTAATATAAAATTATTAGATTCAAGCAATTCTGATGGGGTTGTTTATAACAGGTCTACACACGCAGTTCAAACAACAGGAAATTTAGGGATTGGAATGGCTCCATCTTATCCGTTATCAGTTAATGGTATTATACAAGCTAAAGGTTCTGCAGGTACTTTAAGGCTTGAAAATACAGTTGGTACAATAATGATAACAGATTTAAAATCAGATGGTGGTATTTTTAAAATACGAGATACATCAAATGGTAAAGAAATGTATCACATAAAATCATCTGCAAGTGGTGCATATCATAAATGGTATATATATGATGTTGAAAAAATGGAACTTAATAGTTCAGGTAATTTAGCAGTTAATGGCACAATTACAGGAACATCATATACATCACCTGCAAATGCAACTTTGAAATTAGACAGCTATGGTAATACAGTAGCTGAAATAATGGGTAATGCTGCAAATAATAAAGCAGGTGCAATAAGGTTTAACTGTGACCAAAATAGCCACGGAATTACAATAAAAAGTCCACAGCATAGTGCTAATGCAACATATACATTAACATTACCTAATGCTGATGGTACATCAGGTCAAGTTCTTAGTACAAATGGTAGTGGGCAATTATCATTTATCACAGCAGGTGGTGGTGGTGCTACTTCATTAAATGGTTTATCTGATGTTACAATAGATTCAACAAATGATTCTGCTTATTTTATTAGCATACCATCAGGATTATCCAATGCATCTAATAATTTAGTTATTGGTGAAGGTGCAGGTAGTTCAATAGTTAGTTCAGGTGGAAATACTATTATTGGTCAAAATGCTATGAAAACAGCATCAGATAATAGTAGACAAAATAATACTATAATTGGTTATCAAGCTGTAGAATTGGCAACAAGTCAAATTTTTGAAACTGTTATTATTGGTAAACAAGCAGGTTACAATATGGGTAATTGTGGTGAAACTACATTAATTGGTCATAAAGCAGGTCAAGAAGATAATCAGTATGGTGTAACTGCAGTTGGTCATTCAGCTAGTAGAAGTGGTAATGGTTATAATTCAGAACACTTTGGGAATGGTGCAGGTGAACATTCTAATGGTGAATATTGTATCACTATTGGAACTGCAGCAGGTAGAAATTTAGATGGTGCTTATTCTATTGGTATTGGAAACAGGGCAGCTAGTAACAATGATGCAGTAGGACATATATCAATAGGTCGTGATGCAGGTTATAGTAATACTTCTGCAATTCAAAATGTTAATATAGGTCATTATGCAGGTACAAGTACAAGCACAAATGGAAATAGGGTAATAATAGGATATGAAGCAGGTAGATATAATACAGGTGTTGCCAATACATTTATTGGTGATTCTAGTGGTATTGGTGTTAGTGGTTCAAGCACAGGTTTTTATAATACAGCAGTAGGTCAAAATTCTTTATTTTCACTTACAACAGGATATGATAATACAGCAATTGGTAGAATTGCAGGAAATGGTATAACAACAGGAAATCAAAATACAATTCTTGGCTATGGAGGTAATAGCCTTACAACAGGTAGTAATAATACATTTTTAGGAGCGCAGGCAGGATCTAATTTAATAAGTGGTACTAATGTAACAGTTGTAGGTCATTCTGCAACAGCAAGTTCAACAACAGCAACAAATGAAATAACATTAGGTAATGCAAGTGTTACAAAATTAAGAATACCGGGTCTTGGTTCTACAGATGGTCACGTACTTACATATAGTTCATCAGCAGGTGGTATTGTTTTAGCCGCTGCAGGTGGTGGTGGTGGTGGTGCATCTGATTTAAATGGTTTAAGTGATTGTTTAGTTACAGCACAGGATTCACAATTTATTGGTAATGTACCTGCAAATGTATCAGCTACTGCTTATTATAATACTTCTCTAGGGCATAACGCACTAGAAACTATTACTAATGGTGATAGTAATATTGGGATTGGATGGAGCGCAGCAGCACAGGTTACAACTGGTTCAGGTAATGTTATTATTGGTAGAAGTGCTTTAAATAATTCTAATACATCTGATGTTGTTGCAGTAGGAAATCAAGCGGCATATTCTGCTTCAAGTTCAAATTCAATTCATCTTGGATATGAATCAGGAAGGGTTAATAGTAATAGTGGTCATATTTCAATAGGTCATCAATCAGGATATTCTAATACTTCAGGATCAAACAATATTAATATTGGATATCAAGCAGGTTATACTAATAATACAGGTGCATTAAGAACAGTAATTGGTTATCAAGCAGGTTATCTATCAACAGGTGGTGAATGTACTTTTGTAGGTTCATTAGCAGGTGGTAGTCGTTCTAGTAGTGGTATAAAAAATACAGCAATAGGTACAAATGCATTAAGGTATATTGAAGCAGGTGCTGAAAATACTGCTGTTGGTTCAGGTGCTATGCAATATTGTGATGGAAACAGTACAAGAAATGTTGTAATAGGTGCATCAGCGGCACAAGGTGCTTTTGGTACTAAATCCAATAATGTTGCTATTGGTTACAGGGCAATGAATTCTGCAACTAATATTCAACAAAATGTGGTTATAGGTGATAATGCAGGTGCGCAATTAACAACAAGTCCTGATAATACATTTATTGGTTATCAATCAGGATTAAACTTTAATAATACAAGTGGTGATGGTAGAAATGTTGCAGTTGGTAGTACATCTGCAGGTGCTTTAACAACAGGGACATATAATACTTTTTTAGGTTATGGTGCAGGAAATGGTGCTGGCGGTTCAAGTGGTACAGTTACAACAGGTAATTTTAATACTTTTGTTGGTTATCAAGCAAAAGGTAATTCTACTGCTGCAAGTAATCAAAATAGTTTTGGATATTCTTCAGCTTGTACAGGTAACAATCAGGTAACTTTAGGTGATTCAAACATTGGAACATTAAGGTGTCAAGTAACAAGTATAACTGCTATATCAGATGAAAGAGATAAAACAGATATTGAAACAATACCTTATGGATTAGATTTTATTGATTCATTACAACC